CGCCATTAGCCGAGCCCACATCATTGCAGTCGGCAAGCTCGTCTGGGGCAAGGACTACGACAAGCGCCACACCTTCGACCCCGAGACGCACGCATACGTCGAGGGCAAGGGTGTCCCGTACATCCTCGACTGCCTCAGCGAGCAGGGACCCTTTGTCGACTACGACCGCGTCAACTTGAGGGAAGATCCTCTCGACAACCAGCTCGCGTGTGTCCGCAGCCTCCAATCCCAGTCCGACCTCCCAATCCCCGGACACCTCGGCAAGTTCCTCCACATCGAGATCCTCAGCCACAAGAAGTGCAACAACGTCCAGAGCTCAGACCAGCGGACCGACCAAAACAGCTATCTCCGCGCGCCTCATGTCGTCGTCGTGGAGTGCTCAGTCCGAACGGGCGTCTGCGGCAACTTCTTCCAAGATCCCTTCGGGTGGCTCTTCGGCTGTGTGGAACAGCCCAAGATCCTCAGGCTGTCCAATGCAACCTACACTGTCAACATCGCACAGCACATGGACATCAGCAAGAGCGCTTCCTGCGCCACACTCGAAGAGGAGATCAACACAGCTGCTGCGCTCAGCGCCGGCTCTAGAGCGAACTTCCGCTCTCACGACAAGTCCTGCATCGAGACTGTCGTCTTCACGGCCCTCTACCGATTCTGCCTCAAGGGGGAAGTTCACGGAACAAACTTGGAGACATCTATGGTTATGAAGTACTTGAGGACTGTCCTGTACTCAACGATCCTGACCCTTCTCTGCGTGTGTTTGTTCCTGCTGACATCAAACACGCCATAAGGCCGGTGTCTCAAGTCATGCACATGACACCACTGCCGAGTAGGTGGCCGCGCTTCTACACGCCGGATCCTAACTCCCACACCAATATTCTTCATTCTTTAATGCATAGAATTGGAGGCGTAACTATGGACTTGGGCTCAGAAAGCCCTGTGCAATTGGATTTTCTTAGATTCGCCAGAGAGATGGCGACACAACATCTTTCGGCCGTTCCAGAAGAACGGTTCGACATAGACTGGGGCACCTATGCTAAGGGCGCAAATCGCCCTAAGGCATACCTGGAGAAAATTAGAAGCAGCGTGGAGGAGCTGTCGCGCGTCAAGGTGGAGGCTGCATGCTTCATCAAAGACGAGTGTTACGCAGAGATCAAGTATCCCCGTACCATTGCAGCGCTCCCCTTCGAGACGATGGCGATCATGTCGCCAGTCACCAAGGTTCTTGAGACCGAGTTGTTTGTCCATAGCAAACTCGCCAAGTACTTCGTCAAGAAGATTCCGGTTTGCAACCGGCCTGCGAAAATAGAAGAGCTCTTCGGCGAGGATGCTGTTGTCTTGGGTGACTTCAGCTCCTTCGAGTGCCACCACCGTGGTGTGTTCGCTAAAGCCGTCAAGTTTGTTTTCTTCCGACTTCTCGGAGACAACGGCTCTCACAAAATTAGAGAAGCTTTCTCGTCTTATCTCACTGGGCACAACTCGCTCAAGTTCAAGAAGACGGGCATCAAGGCCACCATCCAGGAGACCTTGATGAGTGGAGCGCCATGGACGTCATTCGCCAACGCCACTCTCTGCTTTCTCATTGTTTCGTACCTTAGATTACGAGACAAATTTCCCGATGATTCACCCAAAATTCTCGCATCCAGGATTGCGAGCTTCAAGGGCCTCGTCGAAGGAGACGACAGCATCACCGCGGGGCGGGCATACAACGTGGGGTTGATTGCCGGCCTCCAGGTGAAGCTCAAAAGTGAGGTTCACGCACACTGCGGAACAGCCTCATTCTGTGGTATCATTAAGCCCCCGCGCATCGACGCGGTGCTGACGGACCCAGTCAAAGTCGTCTGCAATTTCTTCCACCTGCCGAAGGTTATGATCGGCGTGGGTGAGAAGAAACAGCGATCGTACTTGCGCAGCAAGGCCCTGTCGTACTACTACCAGTACCGGACCTGCCCAGTCGTCGCTCACCTTTGCGAGGCCGTGCTCAAACGCACGGCCGGTGTGCAT